GTTTTCTTTCTTCTTCTTGTTTAATATAATATAAACCATACTCAAAAGCAGAAAATTTATCCTTCTGAACTGCTTTAGTTGACTGCTTTAAAATAATATTAACTCCTTCATTTTGTTCTACAAGGTTCAACATTTGTTCACGAAGAATTGAAGTTAAAACAAAAGGCTTAAGATACTCTGCTCGTTTAGTAGCATCCATAGATTGTCCAACTTTAGTTCCCATTAATTTATTCTTAGCTTGCTGCTCATCAATTAAGAATTTTATTTTTCCACTAACTAATTGGGTTTGAACATAAGTATGAGCCTCTGTATTTATTGGTGCATTTGCTTTAATTAAAAATAAAGCATCTCTTTCCATATCATCGGTTCTAAACTTTTTATATGTACCCTCTTCATCGTTATCTACACCAAAAGGAGGCAAATAAGTACCATCAATATCTTCTTGTCCTTTAACCATATAGTCTACTAAACCAACACCAAGACCATTAGCGTCAATTGCAATCGCTCTAGCTTTATATTTATAATAAAGTTTTTTAATATTAATAGCCTGTTGCTCAAAATGCTCTTCGTCAAAAGTAAAAAGATTAACAAGCGTTTTTAATGAACTTCCTTGCGGTTGCGGCGTTACTTTGATTATACAAACCTCAGTCGTACATCCTAATCTACCAACGTCGACTCCTAAAACATAATACGCGGATTTCGATGAACGACCGCTGAACTCATACTCTGGTTGCAATAAAACGCGATATTTGTCTATTTTTTCAGATGAGAAGAAAGCATTTTCCGCATCTCCGCTCCATTCAGACTCATATTCACGCGCAAATGATGCATCATTATAAGTTCCATCCATCTTTAACTCTTCAATAAAGCTCTTTTGAAGTAGTTTTTCCATAACAGGAACTCGCCAAGTTCCACCTAATACGATAGCTTCATCTGGGTCTATAATTTGTTGAATCAAGGTTTGCAGGAGTTTTTCATATGCAAATGTATTTTTCCAACCCGCGGTTGTTACAAATATTTGACTCTTATTTACAGTTTCTTCTTCATGTCTAGAGCCATCTGGTAAACGTCTATTAACATTCATTGTCAGAAAAATTTATTAATTTTTCTGGGCTATCTCATCAACTATTTCTAGCTGCAGCGCGCTTCGGATAGTGATAAAATCTATCCTACATTAAGGACTTACGTCCGGTGCTACACTCATCGCACCTAGTCTCTACACCTTCAATTAAGTTTGGCACGGGATTCTTGACTCTTCCCCGTTAGCATACTTTCTAACTATCATTTCCTATAGTTCCTAATTCGTAAAATATACACCCTTTTATCACAGGTTCACGCTGTTATTCACTAGCAACTTACGCTGCTAGGCCCCAATATCTAGGGATGATTACTTCATTAAGCATGGTCTGATCCACCAAAATGCACTCCTCAACTAATCCTCCAGTCGCACGTTTACCACGCGAAGACTGTCTTGCCGCCATAATATCTAATCGGCTTTTATTTTTAAATACATATTCAACATTATCCTTAGATGATTTAGATACACCACGCGTCCAATCAATTTCATTTCTTATACCCGGAATTAACTTACATAATTCCTCTACTTTTTCTTTTGCAATACCTGCAGCTTGCTCTTTTCCGCCTGTGGTTACGAATAAGTGACTTCCAGGGAATAAGATACAACGAAGCATTAATATCAAAACTGAAAGAAAAGATTTCGAGTATGCTCGTGGAAAAGTCGCGTATGCATATCTATGACGCATAACTCCGCGCAGAAATATGCGTTGATAAAAATACAGAGAGAAATTTTCAGGATTATCTCCACAAAGAAAATCTACAAATATATCTGGGTATTCGCGCCAAAAAGCAATGTACTGCCGCAATACAGGAATTTGCTCTTTAATACGCTCTTCTGACAAACCTATTTTTTTACCTTTGGATAAAGATAATTCCATTAAATCTGCTAATGCCATTATCCTTCCTCCTCAGTAAAAATTTTTAAATCTTTTTCTTTTTGCTCTTGAATCTGGTCAAAAAATTCTTCATAATCTTGTGTTTCTAATGGTTTTTCATCATCTTCAAAATCAAATCCATCATCAGATTCACGCATTTCTTTCTGAATTTGTAATTTCTTAATTGAATCTTCAATTTGTTGACCAAAACCTAAATCTTGAGTTACAAGTTTTTTAACATAATTATTCATGTCTTTTAATGTGATATCAACTTTATCTTGCGGGATGTCAGTAGCATATCTAGGAATGAAACCTTCTTTTTCACACATAGTAACTAATTCACCAACAGAATCAACAAAATCATTTTTATCTTCTTTATTCTGCGCTGCGGTAAATTTAGCTGACTTTCGTAACGAATCATACACCCTTGAAAGCTTTTGGAACCCGTCCATATCACCCACATCAATCGCTTGGTTCATCTTAAGATAGGTTTTACAAATAAGAATCAAGGTTCCTGTAGTATCAGAATCTTGTATATCAAAAGACTGCATCATTTCAGTATATTTCTTTTCAAGTTCAACCCATTCATTAGGTTTATATAATCTACCCCATTTCATAGCTAAATATAATCTATCTTCTTCAGTTAAATCTGCCGCAGGATTTGCTAATTCATCCTCGCTCATAAAATTATCTTCATTATATGGATTATTATTACCTATAAATGGTGCGGGAGGTGTTGATGTTCCCGCTGCAAAGGCAGCTTCCGCAGCTTGATGTTGAGCTTCTGTACTTGTTAAAGTTTTATACTGTGATTCACTAATTTCTCCGCGCTCATAAGCTGCTAATGTATCTTCTTCAAATTTCTTTTGTGCTTCTATTTCTTCTTGTTTCTTTTGTAAATTTTTATTTTGTAATCTTTCAGAATCCGCGTATCCATATGGTTTACCTGTTTCTTTATCCACATATTGCTTTAATTTCATCTTAGAAAGATATTTACCAAATACCGCCATTCCGCTTAATTTAGCTGGATTCTTGGCATAGTCTTTATCTCTTAATACATTCCATTCTTCTGGTAAATATGGGACATCCATTTTTTCCATTAACCATACATAAGTATCGGGATTAAAAGGGTCAACATGCATAGTTAAACATTTCTTACATAATTCAGTTTTACTACCATCTTTATATGTATAAAATTGCTTAACATCCATTGTCTTTCCGCATTTTTGACATACACAACTAGGCATAATAGCCTCCTTTCATTACTTCTTTAAGCTAGTTTTATGGTTTCTACAATCCTTGCATATACTGTAAAATCCATCTTTTGAAGTTTTATTTTTTGAAAAAAATCTATTATCCGCTAATTTGATTTGTCCACATCTTGAGCAACGTTTATATTTACCATACTCTTGTGTTAAATAATACCAATCTATATAATCTTCTTGAGCTTGCTCCGCCAATAACTTAGGAATTTTATTTCTCCATAAAGATGATAAATATTCTACTGAATGTTTAATTCCATGTTTTTCATATAATAATTTTTGTATTTCCGCATTAGGTTTCCCATCAATTTTATAAATCAAGAGGTCGTAATAAAGCGGGTATTTATCTTTTAAAGTTTTTTCAATTAAATTATCTAAATCTTCCATTAAAAAATAAGAATCAGACCAAAACTTACCCCAAGAATCTTCTTTTAATCTTGAATAATTACAAAGTAATGCAGAAATATGCTTCGGATTAAAGAATGATACTAGTCCATCACTCTTAATTTCTCCTTCTGGAGTAATTTCTATATGTTCATCAAAAGACATCTTTGAAAAACTTTTTATTGCATTTGTAAAATACATTGGTTGGCGGTAAGCCTTTCTAATTTCATACTGGTCTCTTCGCATTTCAATTAATTGTTTCATTAGTAAAAATTTCTTTTTACCAGTTGCCGCCTTAGCTTGTTTTTCAACTTCTTTAATTGCCGCAACTAAATCTTTTAATGCAGGAATTTCATCTATATCCTTTTGAGTAATTTCAATTTTTGGAGTAAAAATAATATTTTTGTCATTTGCAATCATATTATATATACCATCTTCTCCATTTTCAAGCTGTCCTGCTAATCCTTGAAATGATGTTTCTCTCTTGTTTACAGTTACCATTCTATTATCAGTTAAAATTTTCTTTTGTTGTCTTTCTTTTTTATCCATAGCAAAAATAATATAATCGCTTAAAATTTCTAAATATCTGTTAGTAAGCTGTTCAGGAGGAGTTTCATCAATAATTTTTTTAACTAATTCGTTTCTTTCTTCAGGTGTTTTTAAAGAATAATCTAATTTCCTAGTCGGCTTGATATTCTCTTCAATGATTTGTTCTTCAATTTTTTTATCTGCTTTTTCTTGAATCTTATCATTAAACTCTTCATCAGAAAGAAGTGAATTTTTATTTTCCATAAAAGCGCTCCTTTCTTTTCTTCCCATAATTATATTATAATACAAAATTTTTCTTTTGTCAAACTAGGGCGAGAAACTTTAATTGATTTTTAAAAAAATAAGTGATATAATAATATTATAAAATAAAGAAGGATAAATAAATATGAATGAAAATAATAAGATATTTATAGCAACTGGTTTAGGGGCAGCTATATTAGATGCGGAAAATCATATTAGCGCAGTTAGACCAGGCGGAATCCGCGTTAATCCACGACCTAAAATATATTGGAATGAAGCTACAAAAGAACAGCAAGAGGATTCAAAAATAATGTGGTGTAGATTTCCTAAAGAAGAACCGTATATGATTAGACCTTTGACAAAAGCAGAAAAGAAAGAAATTCGTCTTAATCAAGAGTATAGATTAAGACAAATGTATGATTATATTTTAAATAAGTATGGGTGGCGGATGGCCGCTAGATTCTATAATCAAGCCTCATGGAAAAAACAATTCGATGAAGCCGAAATTGTTATTAATTTTAAAATCCCGCATTGTAAATATGATGAAATGCACCAATGTGATTTAGAGTGTCCATTTTTTAATGGTCAATGTACATATGAAGGAGAATTATAAAATAAAATAAATATAAGGGCTGTAAGGAAAATAAAGCTGGATTAGAGGAGGACTAATCGAGCAACCGCGGAGGTAAAATAAAATAATGAACAATATTAATGAAACACAAGATAAACTTACTAAGATAAAGGAAGTTGCGGAGATATTTTCCAAGGCAAAAAATGAACTATTAAGGTCAGATGAAGAAGTGATATTAAGTTTAAATGAATTTCATATATCGCCTACAGATTTGACAATTGCCGCGTCTTATGTACTAGATATTGCTACTAATTATCAAAATTATTTAAATGCGGGTAATGTAGATATTTTATAAAAGAGGTATTACAATAACATGGAAGAGAAACAA